GTGGGGGGCGCAGTTCGAGGTTGGCAGCTATGTCACCAGCTACATCCCGACCACGACGGTAGCGGTCACCCGCGCGCGGGATAGCCTCAGTATAACCGCGCCCGGGACGTGGTATGACGTGACTAAGGGCAGCATGTCATTCGAGCATATCCCGAGGGGCGCAGGCTCGTTCTCATCACCTGCGCAGTTGGTCGGTGCAGCGACAGGCACGGATTTCATTGACTGCGTTGGTTATACAACGGCGGGCACCGTGCCTGGTGTCAGCTACGGCCTGGGCACACATACGCAGAAGGTGGGTGGTGTTACCCAGGTGCAGGCTGGGTTTGGTGGAGCCACATCGGTTGCGATCAATGCCATGCACCGACACGCGGTAAGTTGGGCGCTGGGTAATGGTGCACGTGCTGCGGTGGATGGCGTGAACGGCGTTCCTGGCAATCCGCCAGCCCCGGCTGCATTGCCGACAATCACCAGCCTGACGCTTGCCGGTATCGCGAACAGCCAGCCGCAGGTTAGTCTCTGGGCACGCAAGTTCCAGTATTGGCCGCGACAGCTATCTCAAAACGAACTTACTCTTGTATCTATAGGAGCAATGTAATGGCTAAGCCTGATACCACAGCCAAGCCTACGAATGACCCACAGCTTGAGAGTCGTGTTGCAGCACTTGAAGCACGCATGACCACTGCTGAGACAGACATCCTTGAAGTAGATGCACGTGTGACTACGCTAGAGGAAGCAGAAGATGGAGGAGAGATAGAGCCTCCACCTATTGATCCACCTGATCCTGAGCCAGAGCCAGAGCCTGGAACACGTGTGCCACTGTCTGTTGATGTGTTGATGGGTGGTGTCACCACTACGTTGAATGAGTCGAATGGTGTCGAGCTAGACTCGTATGTTGACCCAGAGGGCAAGTTCACACAGCGATGCATCAAGGTGACAAACAGTGCATTGCCTGACTTCGTTATGCATGTCCGTCCTGACTTGGATGGTAAGCGTGAAGAGGTCGTGTTCGAGCTTGGTAAGGTGCGCAGTGCTGCTAGCATCATCATGTCTGACTTCCGTGTGGTCATCAGGCAAGGTGAGACTGTATTGTATGATGAGACAATTGCGGATCAGTGGTATCGTAGTCGTTGGCGTTGGCAGTCTGAGCCTCGTCCTGTGCGTCATACAGTTGCTGAGTTGATGACTGCTGGATATCTGCCACACTATACTGAGACGTTGGCTACGAACACACCTGCATCATCTGTGCAGTCGTATACGCCTATGGGATTTGCAGGCATTACGACTACGATGGGTGGGACTGGTGAGCGTCCAGACATTGGCCCAATGACTGAGTGGCAAGCAGACTATATCTGCACTGGTCGTAACCTAGAGACGGTATTGGCACAGGCTGAAGCGTGCAACAGCTTCCCTTGGTGGTATCGTGATGAGAACACTGATGCACCCATTGATACGTTCGTTGAGACGAAGGCTTCAAGCTACAATAGCAGTGAGCCGTCGCCATATCTCTTCAATGATTGGCGTATTAATCCAGATAATCCAGATGCCATCGTCAAGATACAGTGTGACACTGCACATCATCCCAACTTGAGCTACCTTCCTTATCTCCTATGCGGTGATCCGTATTACCTTGAGGGTCTGCATACGATTGTCAACTACAACATCTTGGCTCAGCCGTGGAATGGGCGGATGTATGACATTTACTTTGCCATTCGTGCTCATGCATGGGCATTGAGGTGTGCTGCTGAGGCAGTGAAGGTCACGCCTGAAGTGACACCTAATTGGATGCTGCCAAAGAGCTACTTTGTGAAGCATCTGAATGGTAACAGGGATTGGATGACTGCGACGTATCTGCATCCGACTGGTGCTAATGCTCCTGCATGGACACTGTTCTGCACTACTGAGCAGAGCTTCGGTGACAATGATGAGAGTCCACAGGCTCCACAAGGCACGTATAGCCAAACCTATATGGAGGAGTTCTCTGCATTCATCATCTGTTGGGTAGTGCAGTTGGGCTTTGAGGATTGGCGTCCTATTGCTGAGTGGAAGATCAAGAACACCATTGCTAGGACAGATGGTAAGAGTGGATGGGTGCGTGCTATCTCAACTCCGTATCGTGAGAACCTGCGTCCTGCTAAGACAGAGCCGTGGTGTGCTTCGTGGAAGGACTCGTGGGACCTGACCAATGCACGGTATCACTTCACGTATACCGATCCTAATGTGTTGGCAATCACAGGCAATGACATCTCGTATCCAACGTATAGTGAGGGTGCATTGGCTGTTGCCAAGTCTATTGGTATTGCTGATGCTGAGCCACCTCATACTTGGATACACGATCAGGTGAATAAGCTGATTGCTACAACGACACAGCGGTATCGTGCTCGTAAGTGGTGCATTAGTGGCAGTTAAGCGATACAAGATAGTCGAAGGGGGAATGCACGATCGCTTTCATAGATCGTATGCGAAAGTGCAATTCCTTGGTGGTGGCTTCGGTAATGGGAAGACCGCTGCGTCATGCGTAAAGGCATTGAAGCTGTCCAAAGACTATCCTGGCTGCAATGGGCTGGTAGCCAGGAGCACCTATCCGAAGTTAAACGACACTATCAGACGCGAGTTCTTGCAATGGTGTCCGCCGCATTGGATAAAGCGTATGCCGAGCAGAGACGAGAACACCCTGATCTTGAAGAATGGATCCACTATCAACTTCAGATACGTTGCACAACGTGGCAAAGAGACAGAAGAGAGCAAGTCCAACCTGTTGTCAGCAACTTACGATTGGATAATAGTGGATCAGTTGGAGGACCCAGAGTTCTCACACAAAGACTTCATGGACCTAATGGGACGCTTGCGAGGGAACACAGAATACGTTGGTGATGATCCACGTATGCCTCGTGTTGGTCCTAAGTGGTTCATGGCTACACTCAATCCGACACGGAACTGGTGCTATCGAGAGATTGTCAAGCCACTGCATGACTTTACACAGCGTGGTTTGGTAACTGACAAGTTGATGTGTGAGGTAGACCATGCGGGGAAGCCCATTCTCGACAGTGCTGGTAAACCAAAGCCGCTCATTGAACTCTATGAAGGCTCCACGTATGAGAACGTTGATAACGTCGGAGAGGACTACATCCGAGGAATGCTGGCCACCTACACCGGATCAATGCGTGAACGCTTCGTTTTTGGACGATGGGGTGCGCTCTCAGGTCTTGTTTACCCTCAGTTTGATGAAGCGCAGCATCTCGTATCGTATGACGATGCAACCAGGAACTTGCGGCAATTGTGGCGCTCCGGCTTTCGTCCTTCATTCATGGAGGGATACGACCACGGACTCGCACGACACAGTTGCTATGGACTCTTTTACGCGGATGATGACTCCAATGTGTTTCTGCTCGATGGGTTCAGAGTTGCAGAGCTTACCGTCGCAGACGCGGCGAGCCATATACACAGAATACGTGCTGAAGTCGGCATCACGGATGCTGAACTTGGACCCATCTATGCTGATCCAGATGTGTTCAGGAGGAAGTCAGGCAACAGCCGAACAGTCGGAGAGACCGTTGACAACCTCTTCAAAGAATACGGAATACGAATGCAGAGAGGCAACAACGATATTGCAGCAGGGATCGCTAAGAATTGGGGTTATCTGACACCTGATATACGGCATGAGCATCCCTATACAGGACTGATCGTAGCTCCACACTTCTATGTAAGTGATAGGTGTCAGTGGTTCGTTGATGAGATCACAGAGTATTACTTCAAGCGTGATACCAGTGATGAGATCAGTGATGTGCCAGTGGATCGCAACGATCATGCGATGGATATGTGGAAGTATGCAATGAGCAATAGGCCGAAGCTGGCTATGTTCATTGGTAGGAGTGATGCTCCTCCTGCATGGATGAGTTGGCATGAGATAGAACGAGGTAAGCACAAAGGTAAGAAAGCGAGGCACAAGTGATGTTGGGATTGGTGCTGTTGGTGTTTGCATTCGTGCTCGCAGTATGTGCAGCAGCGAATTGGCCTATTGTGCCTAGACCACACCTTGGTTGGGCTGCCTTCGCTTGCTTCATTGCATATCTATTGTTTGCACATGGTCCTATGGTGTTTGGCAGATGAGTGGCACGTATGAAGACCCAACTGAGCCTCCTGATCCTGTAGAGCAATCACTTGAACAGGATGGTCTTGGTGTTCCACCACCTCCTGAACCAGCAGCAGTATATAAGGCATTGCCTGGTAGTCGTATTCCTGTATCGAGTAAGCGTGGTCTCATCTGGAAGTCCAGGAAGGACCAAGGCCAGAAGGCTATGGGTGATCTGATTGATGCATGGGATGAAGCCATACGGTATTACAACCATGATCAGGCAGATCACAGAGATAGTGCTACGAGCACAGGAAGCAATGCCAGAGCAAGTGGCAATAGGAACATTGCCAAGAGGCTCAATGACATATGGAGTAGCACTGAGAACATCGTGTTCTCAAATGTCACTGCTCAGGTGCCTGAACTATATGCCAAGAACCCAATTGTCTCCGTATCTGCAACTCCTACTCTATCCGAAGAGATCGACGAGACAGTCGATGCTTATGCACGTGCGCTCCAGAAGCTGATTGGTGTGCTGTTTGCAATGAAGACAAGCCCTGGTGTGAACATCAAGCCCAAGGCTAAGAAGAATGTGCTCATTGCATTGTTGACTAATCAGGCATGGTTCGAGGTTGGCTACACGAAGAAGGACATGAGTAGTGAACAGGCCATGCAGGACCTGTTGCAGTTGTCTACAGAACTTGCTGAGGCCAAAGAGACTGAGGAGATACGAGAAGTCGAAGGCAAATTGATGGCCTTAGAAGAGAAGATTGAGTTCTTGCAGCCAAGTGGTCCATTTGTGCGCATACGGATGCCTCATCAGGTCATTCGAGACCCAAATGGCAATGATCCGTATCTGAGTGATGCTAATTGGATGATGATTGAGGACATGCTGCCTACTGCATACATCAATGCTGTGTATGCTGAGGAGGATGAGGAGACTGAAGAGTATCATAGCATCTTTGAGCCTACGCATGTGTTGAATGCAGGTGCAAGTGGTGCTGACAGTGAAGAATTCAGTCTGTTCATTCCCAATGACAAGTATAGTGCGTATGGCTATGACAGCAAAGATGGCTATGACAAGGCTTGCTACACCAAGATATGGTATGTGTGGGATAAGGTGACACGTCGATTGGAGATGTGGGCAGACAATGACTGGAAATGGCCTATCTGGGTATGGGACGATCCCCTTCAACTACAGGGCTTCTACCCGCTCACCCCGTTGTGCTTCCATGACAATCCTATCTCGGTATACGCCAAGGGAGAGGTTAGCTATTACCTCGATCAACAGGACCAGATTAACGAGATCAACGATGAGCGTCGTAGAGCACTGCTTTGGGCCAGACGCAACATCTTCTATAATAAGAACACTGGTCTTACCCAAGAGACCGTAGATAAGATACTAAAAGGACCCGATGCCACTGCTACTCCTATTGATGTGCCAGAAGGTGTCGATCCTAGTAAGATGATCTTCTCTCTACTGCCTCCTAGCATGGCATTCAATCAGTTGTTTGAGAAGGAAGACTTGTATCGGTCAGTCGATCGCATTGCGTCAACTAATGAGGTAGAGCGTGGTGGTCAGTTCAAGACGAACACTACGAACAAGGCTATCGACTACTACAGCACTATGGGCAACATGCGCATGGATATGCGACTTGATGCTATTGAGGATGCCCTTGGTGATGTCGGATGGAAGCTCGCCCAATTATGCCTCCGCTTCATGGACGTTCAAACCGCCTCCCAGCTTACAGGGATGGAAGTCAGTCCATTTTGGAGACCACTTGATAACCTTCGGGACTTTCAACAGCTTTCGATCAGCGTTGTAGGTGGCAGCACACAGAAGCTGACTACACAGCAGAAGAAGCAAGAGGCTGTGCAAGTTGGTCAGGTGATGGCTCAGTATGTTAGAGCAGCACCTGCGAGTG